ATATTCCGACGAAATTCTATCGCCTGATCCCGTGTCATCATGCCGGTACACCTCCTGTGATGATCTGCTCGTTTTCCTCTGCCTGGGCAAGCTGCGCCTGTAGATCGGCAAGTGCTGGATCAACCGCCCCCGCCCGGATCGCGTTGGCCTGCTCCTGTGTAAACCAGCTCAATTGCGTGACCAGATTGTGCGTCTCGTTAAAACTGCCCGGATCGGCCCCGGTGCCGTCAAGCTGCGCGTCGGTAATGCCACCACTCACGTACAGCGCGGCGATCGTGTCATAGGTATATGTCCTCATTGGCTCTGCACCTCCATCAATTGCAAGTCTCGGTCGGTGATCTCCTTTTCGGCGACCATCAGTGCAAGGTCGGAATTTGTGATCTCCTGTTCCAATGTCCGGCGCGTTTCGTCAATCTGCCGCTGCCCATTTTGGTAGATGGTCAGCGCGGGCCGGGCCAGCCTCGTAACCGAGAGGATCAGTCCATCTTCAGCTACCGAACCAACCACTATGCGAAAGTTTTCGAGGTCGAAATCCGTGTCATGGTGGCAGTTTGCCCCCTCAAAATGATCAACGGATTTTTTGACAATTTCGCTGCGCGAATCGTATTGGTAATTCATATTCCTATCTCCTATCTCATATAGTGACCGGATACCAGCCTATCTGTCCACCATCTCTCACCGTTCCTCCATACTGAATTGCTGGGAACGTTCCTTCATGCGAAGCTTGCCCGCTTGGTGTAAGCGCTCCGTTATTAAACGCCTTTGCATAAATTCTTTGGGAAGCCCCAATATACAGGAGCTTTCCATCTGCCGAAAAAAAGACATACGGGGTACTGGTGCTAAGTTTGTCTGACGCAACAAGAGCGGATGAACCTTCCGAGAGTGAGTACACTTTTATAGTTGTATCCGTATCGCCTCCACTTGAGGCTACACATGCCAAATATTTTGCATCTGGAGCTATGCAGGATCTTATATAGTCGCAAAGGGAAGTTGAAAATACATTTGTAACATCCAAAGATCTTGTTACTGAATTACCATTTACTTTAAAAATGTAGGCATTGTTATAAAATGAGAAAACTACAGTTTTTCCATCCGCTGACCACGACACAAATTTGTCCCTATCATACGACCCCGTTTTTATCGTTGTATCCTTTACCAAAAAAGAAATATTTCCAGAGTCGTCATAGGATAAAACCGAGACAAAACCACCGCAGGCATAACCGATTTTATTTTCGGTCGGCGAGCAGCGCATAAATATGCGGCTGGCACTAGAATACAGAGTCTGGGTTTTCACTAAGGTCAAAGCTGTATCCGATATACGGTACATTAAAAGATTTTTTCCTTCTTCTGTGATGAACAGATATTTTGAATCAAAGGATACAGATATTTTTACATATATCCCTGAAGAACTCTGCGTAAGTGGAATTACTTGATTGTAAAGAAAGGTACACTGTGCGCCATCGAGGGAATAAACGAAAATTTCACCGCCCTGTTTATTGCTTGCACTGCCTTCGCTCATGAAAAAGAGATATTTCCCATTCGGAGAAATCTCATTCCAGTACATAATTGATCCCGTAGGCGCTCCACTCACGGGAATCTCCTGATATGGAGAGACCGAAGTGTCATAAAGATAAAATGCTTTATTTCCCGGATATCCGCCAGGAACAACAATATAGCTCGAATTAAAGCTGAACTGCACCCACTGAACACCGTCCCATGCAAAAGCTTCTGCGGGTTTCAGGCTTCCTCCCAGCCGATATTTGACGCTCGGCCACGGGTATTTGATATCCGCAATTTCCTCTGTGTATCCAGTCTGCCATTCCGGGATTGTCTCCGGCTGATGCAAAAACGCAAAGGGCAGTTTCCTGCCCGATGTGGTCTTTTTTGGCTGCGTTATCGACTCATATCCAGCTCCCGCATCCGGCAGCTTGAAGATCAGGTATCCGTCCGTGTAGTTCAGGCGGATCGCGTCGTCCATGACAACGTGTGTAATCTGCGCGGCCTCGTCAGCCGTCAGCTTGACCCACACGTGCCCAACCGCTTTCGCAGTCGGCTGCTCCGGCTGAACAGACAGCGGGAAATTTAAGATATCAAAGGCTTTTCCGCCGCCTTTTTGACCGTGAAAATATCCTTTTGCCATTACCGGATCACCTCCAATTGCAAGGCCAAATCGACCTCTGGCTTATCCTCAAAGCAGACAAACGTGATTGATCCGTTTGCCGTGCTGTCCTCGCTGACCATGCTCCACGCCTCCTGCTGCGCGATCTTCTGGTCGTTCGTCCCGCTGTACACGGCGGTATAGTGTGGCGTATCCGTTACGAGGATGCCCGCGACCGCAACCGTCTGCGTGTAAGGTGCCGCTGCACCTTGCCAGCCTGCGGCGGTGAGTGTGATAGTATAGGTTGCGGTTTCGGCTTTGCCCGCGTCCAGTGCTGCGATATCCGCCTCTGCCGCATCCAGGTTCGCCTCCAGCTTTCCCAACGCCTCATTGACTGTATCCGTTGGCGCGAGTGCTCCGCCCGTTGATGGTTTTGTGTAACCAGTTAGGATTTTGTCGGCTTTGCTCGTTTCCAGATCGGTAATATCCTGCTGTATCTGCGGGATCGTTCCGCTTGCAGGATCATCCAAAGCCCCAAACGCTTCGTTGATCTCCGTGATGCGCGCGTTAAAATTCGTTGTATTTACATTTTCGTTCTCTACAAATGGAGTTACCCTATCAACCAATCCATGCACCTCCCGAGAATTCATTCCACTGCATATTCATTGCACTCAGCTCTGCAAAGGTCAGGCTTTGTGCGTTCAGTTCGCGCCATGTAAGGAATCGGAACGTAAGCAGCTGATCCAGATGGGCTGGAAGCACCTCTCGAATGCTCTGCTCCAAATCCTCTATGTTTGGCGGCGTCCCCCAGGTCCCAATAAATTTAATTTCAATCAGGTATTCCGAAGCGTGTTCAATCACTTCAACCTCTCCGCCGGAAAAACTGGATGCCATCAGTTCAATCAGTTCTCTGGTAGTTGTACCGCTCCCTCTGCGCTTTGCCCGCCATGTTGCAAGGCGCTGGTCTCTCGGTTTTGTCACATCTGGTGTGATTCCGTATTCCCTTTCATAGATGGTAAGGCCCCAGGTCGCCGTAGAAGGGCGGCACTGCAGCAGCAGATCGTCCCGCGCCTGCTGCGCCTCTTCCACCTGCTGGCCGATTGCATCCTGAATATCTTTAACATGCGGTTCTCTGTGATAGATTTTCTGCGGCAGCTTGTCCATCAGGCTCATGTAAAGACCACCTCACCTACCACCGGCACCTGTTCCGCACCGACTGTCACACTGTCTGCCACACCGTTCAGCGTCAGATTTCCGTAGTCGATCACGCCATCTGTTCCGATGATCAGCGCGCCCACCCGGTTATAAAGCACCGTGTACTGCGAAAAGGCCAGCGACCTCAGATATTCATCCAAAAGCCCCGTAAAGGCGGCTTTCGCCGTCTCTTTGGTGGTTGTGCTGTCCGTTGTTACTGCCGCCGTTACATTGATTGCCAGCGCTTCGGCGGACTTCACGGTAACGTCAGCTCCCACAGGGCGTTTTGTTTCGATGTGACCAGCACAAGCTGTCACGACCGCATCATCCACCGGCTGTCGGTTCTCGTCCGCAACCAGCACTCCAACCGTACCCGGGCCGTATTGTATCGGTGTGCATTTGGCATATCCCACACCGCTCACCTCACAGGCCCAAGCTTCATAATCGTAGGCATTCCCGCTGGTACGCGGTTTTTTGCGCGAGCTGTCAATCCGGGAAAACAGGCTTTCATCGCTTTCCGGGTCCGTGCCGCCCATTGCGGCGGATGCGTTTGTGACCGCCTGAATTCGGCTGTCATTCTGAAACTGATACAGGATGGTTCCTGTGTCCACATTGTATTGCTCGCCAACCTGCTCCGCCTGCACGGAAATTTCCACCTGTCCCGCCTCGGGGATTTCCACAGCTGACAAGGTTTCAAAATAGAGATTATCCGCTGTGGAGAAGCGCGTTCCAGCCGGGATCGTGAATCCGGCTGTTCCGGCCACGGTCAGCGTAACCTGCGCCTTTGTCCCCGTTTTGCGCGGTTCGATTCCAAGATCCTCCGCTTCCATGTCAAGGTATTTCCCGCTGGTCGCGTCCACATGTACCATCGGCTGCACCGCGTTCAGTGACTGATAGATTTTATAGTGTTCGACTGCTACCGGCCCAAGCAGATCATCTACAAAAGAACCTTCCCGTTTGTCGAGGTCGGTTTTCAGCGCTTGTTTCATCTCGGCCTTGATGTTCTCCGGCGTTCTGTCCTCATACACGGGCGCTCACCTCCCCATAGATTGTATTGATGGCTGCCGATACGGCCAGCACGCCGTCTGCGAATGATACAGAAATGCTGCTGATGTCCGTGACGTATGGATTGATTTCCAGCGCCTCCCGCACATACCGCACCGCTTCTGCCTGTTTCAGCTCATCCGAGTAGTTCTGCCCAATCAGGCTTTCGACCTCGCTGCCAAAATCCCAGGAATAGATTTCATACCGCGTCCGTTCAGTCAGCAGCGCTTTCCAGCACCAGACCTTCACCGCTTCCTTCCCGGTCACAATCACCGGGTTCCCGCCCCGGAAGATCGGCTGCTCTTTTTCAAAATCCCAAGCCGCTTCTTTGTAAAGCGGCAGTTCCGTATCCACCTCTGCCGTTTGGGGTTGAATCATAGGGAACAAATCTGTCACGCACCCACCACCTTACATAGAACGATAAATGTATCCGCGTCCGCGCTGCGCAGCATGGCCACCTGGTCGCCAACCGCAAGCACGCCACCAAAAAGCCCCTGCGCCGTCAGTGTCCCGCCCGAAACGGTCAGGGCCGTCATGCTCCCCTTGTCGCAGTCAACCGAACCGGGAAGCGTCCCGGAAACTTCGGAAAAGCTCACCACTTCCGCATTTGCCCGCAGCTGGTAATTCACAAGCAGGTCATTCCCGGACAGGAGGATACCGCCCGTTTGCACCGTAAGCGGCGCAACGGAAGTCACCACGCCCAGGCACCATGCGGGGGAACTGCGCTCGTCCGCATCGCTGCGGATGACATTGAGCATTGCACTGTATGGATTATCCTGTACATGATCACTCATCGTTTTCAAATCCCCACCTTTCCTCTGATCCAGCCGTTTTGCTTCCGCTTGCGTTCGGCAAACTTCCTGCTTCCTGTTCGTCCATGATGCTCTTGAAATTGAGCACTAGCTTGTTGTAATACTGGCCGCGCTTCCACTCGTGTGTGTCGCTGTCGATATAGAACAGGCCATACAGACCGGTATACGGCTCCCGCAGCACCACGCATCCGCCAGTGACGTTCGCAGCGTTTCCAAGGCAGTCCACCGTGATCTTTTGGGTGATCCCGCCGTTATCCAGCAGCCTTTGCGCCTCTGCCGCCTTGTCGTCGTTCTTACTCTGCCGCACCGCCTCCTGCATCCTGCCGTAAAGCCCGATAAGATCGGCGTTTTGCAGGGTGTTCACAAGCGCCCCGTTCTGGTCGTAGACCGCAACCGCATTGACCATCTTCTCGATGCTTTCGGTCGTATCAACCGCAATGAGGTTGCTCTTGCCCTGGAGGATCAGGGTTCGGTCATCCGGCGCTTTCTCCCGCACGCAGAGCTTGTCCGCCTCGAACCCGATATGGTATTGCTTGCCGGTCACCCGGGACGCAAGTGTGTAGGCGGTAGCAATGATTTTATAGAGCTGCACGCCGATGAAATTACGGGTAACTGGTACGCCGGTCGCCGCAATGGTTCCCACAGATAAACCAAAGTCTGCCGCGACCTTCGCCGCGATCGCCTCCGGCGTGGTATCCACAAACTTATACGCCGCCTTATTGCGCATGAGGTAAAAGCCCCTGTCATAACAGGAAAGAGAAATCTGCGAAGCGTCGGTGCTCTTCTGGCGGCTCACGATGAATCCATCGAACAGCACCTTACCGGCATGGGACATCTGTACGCCAGCGCCGAGCGGACAATCCACCACCGGGATGCTCTCATCCGCCGCGCTTGCCACAACCGCAAAGTCCAGCGCCCGCGCTGCCTGCTGGTAGTCCCCGCTCCACTTCACAGATGGGACAAGGTCTGTAACGTCGTAGGTTCCCTTTTGAGAGGTAATCGTTATTTTCATAGCATCACACCAATGGAATGGGGATTTTCAGAACTTCCCCAACATACAGAATATTGGGGTTTGGGCGGTTGTTATAGGCCGCCAGCCTCTGTGCCATTGCATAAGACCCGTCCCCGTAATACTTCCGGCAGATTGCGCACAGGCAGTCCCCATATTCCGCCGTGTGCGTCTTTACCCCCTCGCTTTTGGCTGCTGCGGCGCGCGGTTTGCTCGCAGCGGTATTTGCCACCTTGACGGCGCCCAGCGCTTTATATTCCCGCAGGATGATGTCCGCATAGATGTCGTTTGTCCCATCCCGCTCGCCGTAGGAAAAGCTCTGCACCACCACCGGCACATTCACGCCCGTTCCGCTGACCACGAATCGCAGCTTACTCTTTTTCTTGATCCACTTTTCAAACTGTTCTATGTATTCGTCCGGGTCATCATCCCGCGCAAACGGGTAGCCCCGCGCTGGGAAGATACAGGAAATTTTGACGGTTGCGAGCGTCCCGTATCCCACCAGGATTGCGTCGCCCAGTTCGTGGATATTGACCACTTCGATATTGTTGCCTTTCTCCACCTGGTAGCTTTCCGGCGTAACTGGCAGGGTCAGTTCCTTCGATCCGCCCTTGAAGATGAATTTCCGTTTTGCCAAGCTATCCCTCCTAGCTCACCTGCTGCGCGCGGCGCAGTTCTTCCGCCAATGCCTGTGCGATTTTATAGATATCCGCCTCTTCCCGGATATTGAAATTGTTTCCCGTCAAAGTGACCGGCGTGCCGCCCTCCCGGTATGCATGTGCCTGTGAAGCTGTGAGCACCATTTCGCCCTCGTGCAGGCGGGCAAGATAATCGTCCCGTGGGACATATGGAAGGCCGTAGGCGTGGTTACTCAGATTCCCCTGACTGTCTTTAAATACTGATTCATAGCCCCAGCCGCCAGTAGACAATGCATCGATTTCTTCCGGCGAAAGCTCCTGAACCAATCCTTCCCCAATGGCCGCCGCGATACCTTTGGTGTATTCCTTTCCCATCTCATATCCAAAATTTTTATACACATCATCCTCTGACAGAGACTGCCGGGCGCTTGCAACCAGGGATTTTTGCAGTTCAATTTCCTGCTGCGCACCTTCGCTGTTCATATAATCCGCTTCCGCCTGGATACGTGCCTCTGCAAGCACTTTCCCCGCCTCCGCGCCGGTGAGGCCGTCACGCTCAATCCGTTCCAGTGCTTCACTCTCCGCGTCCCGCAGCATCTGCTCCCGCTGATTTTCCAGGCTCGCCTTGTATTCCCCGATCAGGCGGTTGGCCTCACTCATTTTTTCGCCGTTTTCACCGCCAAGATAATCTATCTGCGCCTGAATCCCTTTTTTGCGCTCCTCGTTATATCCCTCGCCCATTGCGTTTTGCATTTCTTCGTTCATGCCCTGCAAAGTGGATGACAGGCCGGCAAATGTCTTTGACTGCGCCTCCATGCTTCCGGCAAAATCTTCGCCCATCGCCTCGCTGATTACCTGCGCGGCCCACGCGCCGTCAATGAGATTTTTGGAGATTTTTTCATATACCGTTCCCTTGTCAACGCCTTTTTTCTCTGCCAGATATCCGATTGCATCGATCCCGCGTTCCTGCAAAATATTGATATACTCGAGAGAGGTTTTTCCGCTTGACTTCATGCGGCCCAGCCCAGTGGCAACCATACTCATATCCGCTGCGCTCATCCCAAGCGCCGCTCCCGCGTCCCCAATGGTGGTGAGCTGCGGCAGCATTTCATCCGGCGAATATCCGTAGGTTTTCAGCACCTTTGACATCTGCGCCAGATCGTCGTACAGGAACGGCGTGGTATTGGCCATATCCTTCATATCTTCGAGATAATTTTTTGCAGTTTCTTCATCCCCGAATAAAGTTGTGAACGACTGGAGCGAGGTTTCTCGGCCTGACGCGATCGTGCTTCCTGCAGCTAAGTCCTCCTGCTGCCGGGTGAGCTGCGCGTTTACCTGTTCCTGCACAACGGATTTAAAGGCTTCATCTTTTGCCTGAAACATCTGATTTTCAGCATTTATAATTCCCGATGCACCACCTGCAATTGCGCCCAACGCAATTCCACCCAGCCCCGCGACGCTCCCCATTATAGCACCGCTCAATGTTCCTGACGCTACCGATGCAATTGCATTTCCGAGCGGCACGCCAAAAGCGGACGAACCAATTGTATTCGCGAAAGCTGCCGCCGAGTCTGTGACCATTTTTCCGACACCCACACCCATAAGCTGTTTCATCATGCTATTTTCACCGCTGAATAAACCGCTGGACACACCTCCGACCCGGTTACTCATACGGCTGTGCGCATCAGTCATGCCCAATATTGCCTTTTCGGTATTTCTTGCCTCGTCACCTACCAACTTAAAATTTCGACGCGCTTGTTCATAATCTGCGTTTGCGGCTTTCATCGCGGCTTCGTGTGCCGCATCTCCACAAAGATCAAATGCTTTTTGCGCTTCTCTAAGAGCCTGTCTTGCCTTATCTGTATCCGCTTTTAATGTAATCTTTGTATCGTTTAGGGCTTTCAGTTTGGATGACAGGCCTTCCAAATCTTTGTTAAACGACTGATTGGCATTGCGCATCGTCGTAATCGCCTGTGTAAAATTATCTCTTGCCGAAATAGCTATGCTGATGTCCCGAGCCATTTAACCACCGCCTTTGTTGCATAAAAAATCCACCAGCCCATATTTGGACTAGTGGAAATTATGGATTGCTACTAGATCACTCCCCAAAAGAGAAGAAATAGCGATATTACTACACAAGCTATCAGTAATTTTAACCGCCATCCACGCATTTCAAAAATTCTAACAATCCCTCCTGGCATAGTAATCATAATCACGAGCATCATTATCGCTATTGCCAACATGGCAAAACTGGATAAAACCAATTTTTCAGCACCACTCATAGAGATTCCTCCCCCACGATTTCTTCTTCGATCTTTTCGCGCAGCCATTGTGCTCGTGAAATCCCTTTCTGTCGCAAAGCACTGTCCAACGCCTGTACTTTGTCGTGTTCAACCATTACAACAAACTGCTTATATTTCTTTCTGCGTTCCCTGAAATACTCCGCCCTGCTTTTCTCCAATGCATCCACGCTCCTGTTGTTAACTACACTATAGCATAAACGCTTTTCAAATGCAAGACTTTTCCACCAGTCCAATATTCGGCTGTCAAGGTACATTTTCGCCTATCCCTGGCGCTGTTCCATCGTATACCTGAAAAGCTCCCGGACGACGGTTTTTTCGCCCTCCGGCATCCGATAGTATACCCCCGGCAGAACGTGATGCTCATTTAAAAGCCAGAGCATCACGCCCATCTCCGGGTCGGCGTCTATTTTTTTTTAATCTCTTCAATGGTGCTGGTGCGGTAACCCGACAGCTTCTCAATTTCCCGGCTCATGTCGGTGATCTCACCCGGCAAAAGGAGCTTTTTCACAAGCTCCGCAGGCGTCGCCGCGCCGTATTTCGAAAGCAATGCCTTATCCTTGAAATCCGGCGCTTTCACCCCGGCGAGGACAATGTGCACTTCCATCTCTTCCCCTTCGTGCATCTTCTTGATCTCCGCCACGCGGGAGAATCCCAGCTCTTTCAGGGTGAAGATCACCTCTTCCCCGCAGAGCTTCGACAAGCGCTTATGTTTAAAGTCTTTTTCCTGCGGCTGCGGGATCTCCGTCCGCAGCAGGATGTCCAATGCGTCGGCCATTTACTGTTCCTCCACTTTGTCAAGGTATTCGTAATCCCCGAAGGTGAACGGGCACTCCACCTTGCCGAACACCGCCGCTTCCCAATCGGCCAGCGTCAGGTCATCGAACGACACGTTCTTGACCGCGACACGCTCCGCGCCATACGCATCCGGATCGGCCAGCTTCGAGATGATCGTGAAGCGCGGGTCCTTACCGCCGCGCACCTGATCGCCAATCAGCCGCGCCATACGGGAACTGACCTTGTAAAGCCCAACCGAACCTTTGCCGGACATGTTTTTCACCTTACTGTCCGTCCACATCACACCGCACTGCGGCACATCCTCTTTGTTAAGCGTCACCTTTGCCTGAAATTTATAGCACTCGCCCACCTGTTCACCATCCAGCCAGATTTCTCCCCAGGTGCCCGACATTACCCGTTTTGTCGAATCCATTGCCATTCGAACCCCTCCTTAAATCGTAATCGGCAGCACAATATCCTCAATCGCATCGAGGATACTGACGCTTGCCCGCAGAAACACCTTCGCATCGGTATTCGCTTCCTTGATCTCCTGTTCGGACATGTTGGAAGTGTCAATCCCTTTGGATTTCAGATAGTTTTCCTGCGCTTCCAAGTCCAATTCCACCACCGATTTCCCGGTTTCCAGAATCCCGGAACGCTCGAGCTCTTCCAGATACCCCTTGATGGCCATGATCAGCAGGCATTTGTTGTCATAGCTGTTCGGGTATTTGCCGATATAGTTGTCGTCCGCAGTCATGCGGATGTCATTTTGGATCATGTCCATTGCTTCCACAATCTTGATCTTTTTGAACGCGTCGCCCTTGCCGTCAGTAGTGGTGGTCAGGCTGTTCACGCCGCGTCCCACCTTGACCTTTTCGCCGTCGTGGAACAGGACGAATTTACCCGCGTCGATCGCATCGTCAAGATCATCTTTCGAAAGCCGTGCAACGTCGGATATCTCCGGAAGCGGCGCATAAGTGCATGAGATGGTCATCGGCGTTCCCGCAATCAGC